CCCTCCGTCATCGCGGCGGTGACGGAGGGGGTGCGATTTTAGAGACACCCCCCTACATGTTTCGTAACCAAGAACTAAAACCTTCTTTGTTCTAGTAACTATTCGTTGTTTAAATAATAAGTTAGCTGCGTTTAGGTGCTCGCATCTTGCCTAGTTACCTTCTTATAGATGTTTCTGAAATCATATTTAATAATTTCATCAATTGCTCTTTCAACTTCTGAATCGTTTTCTTCTTCTGACAGTTGATCTGAAGTTTTAGCGATTCTTCCTAGATAAGAACAAGAATCGTAACCTTTTTCCACATCGAACAGAAACCAAGAAGCGAACTGTTCAAAGGGATTGTAAGGATTATCAAACGTCGTTAACATACATCTGCTTTGCATTAGCAGTTCACTCCTTTCCATTCAAGTAGTTGGATACGGTAGTTGTTGAAACACCAAGGGCTTTAGCTATTTCAGCCGTGCTGTATCCAGAAGCATTCATAGAAGAGATTCGATTAATCTTAGCAGTACTCAAAGAAGTTGTTGTTCTAGGAGTAGCTCGCTGTCTAAGATCATCTATATCCACATTATTAATGATCTGGGCAAGTTTGTTTTCGCTGATGGCACCAGCTTGAATGGCTTCCCATTCACGGTCGGTAACCTTAATGGTCTCTCTTTTTGCACCAACGGTGGCACGGGCTCGTGTTAGTTCTTGTTGACCGATCTTCTTTATTTCAACTGGTTTCATATCGGGATTGTCTTGCTTTTTAGCGTTGACGGCTGCATTAGCTATTACCTGGGCCTGCCGCTCACGAGGGGCGTTCTTAAGGGCCACATTCAGCTTGGCTGATAAGGAGTCTACTTCCTCTTGATAAGTTGTTTTTGCCGAGACGGAATAAGCAATCTTACCAGCATTGACCATTTCCTTACGAGCCTGGTTCCCTAGAGCCTTCATCTTATTAGCATACTCTGCATACGCTCTTTCTGCTGGAGTATTAGCATCGGATACTAGAGTAAAAGCATTATCAGTCTCAGCCATCTTGGTGGACTTCTGAGTTCTAACACGGATCTTTCCTGTTTTTTTATCGGTATACTCCTCATAAACCTCTTTATAACTTTGTTTACCGGTTTCTTTGTCGACGATAGGACTGCCTTTTCTTTTTAAGACGGAAGTCTCAGACTTAGCTCTCGAAATTAGAGTAGCAGCACCTTCACGGTACCGACCATCTTCATCATAGGTACCTTGATACTTCTTCTTAAGAGAAGCAATACCGTTGTCAATCTCACTTTGTTTATAATCTAACTTGTGTTTCTCGGCATCAATGACTACCATACTGTGACGAACCGCTCTTGCTAATTCATCTTGGGTGGCACCCTTCAAAGTCATGTCAGTAATCAGATTTGAAACTTTACCCATTTCTGTCTGAGTATTCTTCATTACTTTAAATGTTCCATCTTTCTTACCGCCATACTCTAATTTAGGATCAAACCCTTCAAGTCCTTTCAAAGCAGGGGTGGATGCAATTTTTACTTTACCCCCGGTGGGAATGACCATAACTGTATCGCCATCAAAGTCAGCTCCAGACAATCTATCAGCCACTTTATTATTGATACCAATGGCATCTGATGGGGTGTTACCAAGAACTCGCCTAGCTTCTGATTGTTTATTATTGACAGTCAAAATAGGTATCTCGAATGTTCCACCATGAGGGTATCTTATGAGAGCTACCTGTTCACCATTTTCATAGTTAGGAGCGTATACTTCATTATCCTTCATTGAAGTAATAGGTAGGATTACCTGATACTTCTGTCTTGGTAAAGCCGCTGCCTGTAAATGAATGGCTGCCGAATCACAATCATCCGAAAAAGATTTTAATAAGGCTTTCTTTACCGTTGGGTTTGTGAGAGACATAATCTCATCAAACTCTGCTTGTTTATCGGCTGACGCTAAATTAAGTTGTTTTTTAATCAAAGTTATACTCTGTTTTGATAGAAATTGAGAGGGGAGATTATCACTCCATTCATTCCAATCGCCTTCTTCAGCTCTTTTATTAATGAGTGAAAGTTGACGTTTTCCATCTTTATCTATGTAATAACTTTGACCACCGGCTTTTATAAGGGACCCAAACGGATTGTCAGGATCGCTTGTGATATTCTTTAACACATCTCCTTTTGGAGTTCCTTGTTTTTTGTTGGTGTTAAATACGATATCGACTCCGTCTGGCATATCATCTGAATAGACAGCCATTCCTTTTATGTACTTCTTGCCGTCTACAAGAATACGAACCTGGGCGTAATGGGATTCTCCTAAAGAAAGGTCGTCGACTCCTCTTCGAATCTCAACCACGCCATCTTTATCGATACTGCCCTCTTCTGCATAACGAATCTTAACCCGGTTAGAGTCCATACTCTTGGGATAGACAAATGTGTCAAAAGTATCGCCTCCATCATGCGAGATATATTCTCTAACAGAATGGACATTTCCAAAGTCATAGATTTCTTTATGCTCAGTTCCGGGAGGGCAGAGGACTTGAATATTGGTCTGCTTGCCTGGGTTCGTAACCTGAGGAACACCGCCACCATAAAGCTCGTATCCTTCCATTTCAAGAATATAAAGGGCTTGCTTCATCTTTTCCTTAGAAATGCCTAATTCACGTTCTACACCAACTCCAACGTCAATCATTCCTTTTTCGTCAACTTGTTTTTTAAGGAAGTCGGCGGTCTTTCTAGCCTGGTTCATACGGACTTCCGAATCCTCGTTTAGAAGAGAACGTACCGATGAGTCGTTTTTGTAACCCATCTTTTCTGCAATATCATTGAGACTGTATCCTTTTTCTCTCAGACCTTTAGCGGTAGCTACGTCAATAGATCTTCTTTCATCTTTTGCCAACCCAACTTGAGTTCGAAGCTGACTGGTTGTTAAACCCATGGAATTTGCTACTTCTTTTTCACTCATTCCTGATTTTTTCAACTCATTCACACGACTTAGAAAATCACCACTACGCTGATAAGGATTATCGCCTGAACCCCAAGGATAGCGCCCAGAACGTTTTGGCATTCCATAATGCTGTAGAATTTCTTCCGCAATAGGATTCATGTTTTAACCCTCCTCTGCTTTGATTTTTGTTATTACCTTGTCAAAAGTGATTATCTTATCAATGATCGGAACTAAATCTTCCGCAGTTGGATTATGTACTACTATTTCGTCTGATTGATAAATCCTCAATTCAATGTCAATGTCTGCCGGTTTTATTTTATATTCCAAACAAAAAAGAGCAGTGTAAATTTCAAGCTGCTCCATGCGTGCCGGAGTGACACCGGATTTATAGTCGTGAATTCTGAGTAATCGATTTCGAAACGATATTGCATCTGCTGTACCAAAACAATTCTCAGAATAGAATAAAACTTGTTCGACCGTCATTCTAAATCCAATTGCATCATTTACATACATGTTCAAAGTTTTTCGAGACTTTGGTAATTTCTGTCCAAGCCTGATACACTGAGCCGCGAATTCGTGAAGCATTGTTCCTTTTTGTGCTGCCAAATATTTAGAATATACATCAGCTACTTTTGCTTCGTCATAATTAATCCAATGATATTTACTAGCACCGAGAAATGCGTGTTGCCCTTCAAGGTTCAAATGCTTGTTGAAGTTCATACAACACCTCCTCTTTATTTTCGGGATAAATGAAGGCCGCGAACGACATGTCGTTCATTAAATCAACATAATATGGTTGATTTGGTTGGCATCTTGCATTTGCATTTTTTTTACCTTCCAAGGCGGCCCATCTATCTTCATACAATATAATTAAATCTGGAATACCTTGAATCTCGTTCGGGTCTGTGTGTATAACGATGCAGCCTGGAAACATTTCTTTAAGTTCACTAATTAATTTAGTTTTGAATTTGCTTTCCAACATTTCAATGAGCCTCCTTTCTTGTTTTTTAAGTAAACAAAAGAGAGAAAGTAAACGCAGTGCACGTTTTATCCTTCTCTCTTCATAAAAGAGTATGTTTTTTTCGCGAAGTAAAATAAACAAAAAGAAAAAGCCCATACCATTCAGGTATAGACTTCGTTAAGTGTAATATTTTTAATCGCGGAATAATCGACAACCAGATTAGCAGTCCGGATTTTTATTATGATTTACCAAAACTCTTTCGATTTGGTTCTTTGTTTTAGTTGTGATATCAATAGCGCCTCTCTGAACATTTGTTATAACACCATCTACAATTCTCTTGTTCTTTTCTTTTTGTTCTGATCTTTTATTAGTTTTTTCCAAAAACAATTTTTTACTTTCTTCAATTACTTCAGAAGTTACATACTTTAAAAACACGATTGTTCCGGGTTTAACCTTTTGTTTATGTTTTGGTTTTGATCCGATAATCTGTAAATCAAAACAATCTTTATATTTAATATTTGCATCCCTAACAGCGACTGGTTCGACTTTTAAATTACACTCCTTTAATAAGATTATACCTCGTTCTAGTTTTATAGGAAAATCTCTAGAGTATAATTCTGGAATATTAATCAAATCTTTTCTTTCTTCGAATTTCTCTTTTACTGTTTTAGCAACAGTATTTATTACTGGTTCTAAACTAACAAAAGCCGTGCCAACGACTACGAGGGCTTTTGCGATATCGTCTATGTCTTTCGACGCTTGTTTTATTTTTTTAATATCAAACCCTCCTTGAATGAAAATTTTAACATTATTATACCACAAATATCCAATAACCCGATTTGCAATGTCTAACTTTTTTTTTACTTATTTTTGGCTCTTTTTATCCTCTTGGTCAAATGCCCACTTTTTTTGGCCATATTTATATATTTCTTTAATCTTTTTATCACAATTAATTAAGAATAAAAGTGGGCAAGTGGGCTTTTCGTCCGAATAATTTTTCAAATCGGAGCAAATCGACCTTTTTTGCCCAAAAAACACCCAAAAAGTGCCGTTTTCAGAAAATGGATTCAATTTTTCAAGCCCACTTTCGTTTTTAAAAGTGGGCAAAAACCCACAAAAAGTGGGCAAAATCATCCTAAAACTCAATCTAAATCTTCAAAAATCAGTCCAATTTTTCACAAAATCGTAAAAGCCCACTTTGCAAAAATTAAAAGTGGGCGTAAATTTGGTTCTTTTTCAAATTTTCTAAGAGTGTTCGGACGGTAAAAATAAAAAAAAGAGTCCTTGTTCGGACTCAAATTCTTTTACCATTATTAAATTTAGATTTAATCTTTTCTCTTATTTTCTTTTGATTACATAAAACAAGACTTCCTCCGATAAGAGCTGCATAAATTGCTACGTTCAATATAATAACTTCTTTTCCGTGCATTTTATAAAAATCTTTTTTCGGTTCAACCACCATTGTTTTATAATCCTGAAACATTTCTTTCATTATTATTCCTCCTTTAAATATTGGTTTCCATAATAGGAGATGTAACTTTCGCGTATACATAAAAATAACCCACATTTCATTTCCACCATTCAAGGTAAGTAACAAAACATGGGTTATAAATATACCGCTCAAATAGTTAGCTGTTGTTTCTCAGATACCGAATCAATATCCAGATAAGCCATAATCCACCTGTTAATAATACTAGAATAAAGTCAAAAAGAAGACCAAAAAAGCCTCGCTTCTTCCCACCTCCGTTACTCATATGTTTCCTCCTTTCTTAGTTACTGAATAACTCAAAACATAGTATACCATTTAACAAATATTACCTCCGTTAATATAACGGTAGATCTCGCTAATACCAGCAAACTTTTTCTCGCCGATTACCAGCGTCGGCGCCTGTCTAACACCAAGTTCAATTATAAGCTCGGCGTTGTCTTCCGCCAATATTTTTGTAAAGACAATTCCAGCATCATTAAGAATATTTTCTGCTTGTTTACATTTTGGACAGGTAAGCGTACCGATCAACATTAAATCATCATGAGTTTCATTGACAGTATATACCTGTCGATCTTCAAATTCCTGTACTTTTCCGTCGTTCCAATTTTGGACCGGTCGATAATAACCAGTGATTCGACTATAGATTTCCGTTTTTTCTCCGCAAACTGGGCAATCCCCAACTTCACCGTTTATATACCCATGGTTCTTACAAATAGAATAAGTAGGGGAGATGGTGTAGTAAGGCAGCTTGTAGTTTTCGGCAATCTTACGAACCAGACTAGCAGCTGACCTCCAATCTGGAAGCTTTTCACCGAGGAAGGCGTGGAACACGGTACCAGATGTATACAGAGTCTGAAGTTTATCCTGGATATCAAGTGCTGAGAAAATATCATCAGTATAACCGACAGGAAGATGACTGGAGTTGGTGTAGTAAGGAGTTCCGTCCTCGTTCGCAGTGATGATATTTGGATATTGCTTTTTGTCGAACCTCGCAAAGCGATATGCGGTAGACTCAGCAGGGGTGGCCTCCAGGTTGTAAAGATCGCCATAAAGCTCCTGATAATCACTAAGGCGTTCTCGCATATGATTAAGAACATCCTTAGCAAATTTTTGAACTTCCGGAGTAGACAAATCTTTGTGCAGCCACTTGGCGTTGAGTCCTGCTTCGTTCATACCAACAAGACCAATGGTGGAAAAGTGGTTATCGAATGTCCCTAAATATTGCTTAGTATAGGGATAGAGCCCAGCATCCAAAAGCTTAGTTATAAACGTTCGTTTAACTTTAAGGGAACGGGCCGAAATATCCATCAATTTATCTAACTTAGAATAGAAATCTTTTTCGTCCGAAGCCAGATAAGCAATTCGTGGTAAGTTGATAGTAACCACACCAACCGAACCGGTAGACTCGCCAGAACCAAAGAATCCTCCGGACTTCTTGCGCAGTTCTCGCAGGTCAAGTCTAAGGCGGCAGCACATAGATCGTACATCATTGGGCTCCATATCTGAATTGACATAATTAGAGAAATAGGGAGTACCATATTTCGCAGTCATCTCAAATAGAAGTTTGTTATTCTCAGTATCACCCCAGTTGAAATCTTTGGTAATAGAATAGGTTGGAATAGGATATTGGAACCCACGTCCGTTGGCGTCACCTTCAATCATGATTTCAATGAAAGCTTTATTAACCATATCCATTTCCTTTTGACAATCGCCATAAGTAAAGTCCATCTCTTTTCCGCCGACAATAGCCGGGAGATTAGCCAAGTCATCGGGAACGGTCCAATCAAGGGTGATGTTACAGAACGGAGCCTGCGTACCCCAGCGTGATGGAGTGTTAAGCCCGAACACGAACGACTGCACACACTGCTTGATTTCTTTTTGGGTTAGATTGTCGACTTTAACAAATGGCGCTAGATACGTATCAAAGGATGAAAACGCTTGAGCGCCGGCCCATTCGTTCTGCATAATACCTATGAAATTAACCATCTGATTACAGAGCGTTGATAAATGGCTTGCAGGAGTGGAAGTGATTTTACCAACCACACCACCAAGTCCTTCTTGAATAAGCTGCTTCAAGCTCCAACCGGCACAATAACCAGTCAACATGGATAAATCGTGCAAATGAATTGCAGCGTTTCGATGTGCATCAGCGATTTCTTGGTCGTAAACATTTGACAACCAATAGTTAGCTATTACGGCGCCAGAATTAGAGAGAATAAGACCTCCAACCGAGTAACTTACTGTGGAGTTCTCTTTTACACGCCAATCATTAACCTGTATGTAGTCGTCGACCAGCTCTTTGTAGTTTAAAATATATTCATCATTTCTCATATTGAGTCAATGTTCCTTTCTTCAGTCCATATTAGGTAACATTTTACAAACCAATCCATCCTCTTTTACATTAATGATTCTTTGGTTACTGCTGCCGTACATTTTTCCGGCAACCATTTTATCCTGTTCGAATTTTCCATCGACAATATAATCGGCCATCTGCGCAAGTTGGGTTTCTTTGATTTCCTCGTAGTTGAACCCGGTGTAAATCCATACATCTAAATGTACTGGTAAAAGCTTTAAGAGGGAGACACATTCATCTTGCTGATAGAACGGATCTCCCCCTGATAATGTAATGCCGTCTATATGCTTATGTCTTTTAATGTCTTCAGCTAATTCCTCTGGAGTGATTTCTTTTCCTCCGTTGAAATCCCAGGTTTCCGGGTTTTGGCAGCCAACACAATGATGTGCGCATCCTTGGAAGAACACAACATAACGGATACCATAACCGTTTACAAGAGAACAAGACAGGGTTCCGGTAATTCTCATAATATCAACCCTCCTTAGATAATCCAGTTCTCCTTGGCAAAGAATAACGGGAGCCCAATCATTAAAGTAAATATGAAAAAGGTGCCGTCGTATTCAATAAGAACACTCAGAGCACCAAGTAAGATAAACAAAACTGAGTATATTTTATTTTTTAACAGTTCTCGTCGCCACATGATACCCTCTTTTCCGCTTCCTCAACAGTCAGAGCTTTCAACAGAAGCAAATAATTAATGTGGTCAGTAATTTTTTCATCCCACATCTCTGAGGAATACGTCTGACCAGATCGACACATATCATAGATGCTGACAGTATGCTTAGCCAACATACCTGCTAGAGCATTAATCGGCGTTGTCATTTGGAGCTCAGCCGCCACTTTGAAGTTGTGCAAACGATCCGTAGTAGCGTACTCTTTGGCTTTGGTGATAAGAATATCCGTGCACCGTTTCTGTTGGTTTTCGATGATAGCGTTAAATTGTTCGGTTTTCATAAATGGCCTCCTTTTCTTCAGTAACCACTTTTGCAATTCCGGAATTGATAATCATTTTTTCGCAGATCTTGCAGGGCCTAACCTGTTCCGCAGGTATCCGCTTCCCGTCTTCAAACCCAACCAAATATAACGTGGACCCGATGATGTCTCGTCTGGATGCTGATATGATAGCATTCTGCTCAGCGTGTACAGCTAGACAAGCTTCGTATTGCTCGCCATGAGGAATATTGTTTTCTTCCCTCCAACACTTGCCAATATCACAGCAGTTTGGAGAATTTCGAGGTGAACCGTTATAACCCGTAGCAATTATTTCGTCGTTTTTGACCAGAATTGCACCGTATTGTCTGCGAAGACATGTACTGCGCTTAGATACGGATTCCGCAATTCCGAGGTAGTAATCAATTTTAGATATTCGCTTCAAATCATTTCCTCCTTAAGCGTATTACATGTAATAATCTCACTATTCGGCAGCCCTTCAATCCACCGGCAGAATTCACGCCATTCATCAAGCTTATGACTTTTACGGTGCGGATAGATGCCGGCCAGAACCTCGTAGTTCAACATAACAGTACGCTTCTGGTTATAGGAAGAGGGGAGAAGCTGAATCATCTGCCACCAGTAAATCTTGTCTTTGGTTTCGAGGAATTTAGCCCTTGCGCTATTCAAACCGTTCAAAACTAAATCTGAAAAGCCACCAAACCATGTATTTTCACCCTCGTCCATCAAATGCTCATGAGAGAAGTCGTCTATGGTAAACTCCTTCGCATGGATTTTATGCATAGTAGAGCAGGAGTTAGCGACCGTACCCACCTTATAGGTATCAAACTCTTTCCACCAATAAAGCGGCGCTGTAATGTCCACATACACGGCTATCATTCTACGGAACTTGGCATGAACGGAGCCACCCTTAACAAGCTTCATCATTAGATCGTGGTCGTTCTTACCAATCTGGAAAGAGTGATTGTAGGTATGCTCGCAGTCACACGCCGCACAGTTGGAACAACCGATACCGTTGTCGCCACCTTTACAAATACCACTGTCTGATTTATCCCAGCTATTCATCGGGTTTCTCATCCCACGTATAGCTTGGTCAAAACCCATAACTTCTGTTTTTTCAATCAGAATCATTACTTTTCTCCTTTCAAATTCTCCACTAAATATTCTTTTATAATGTCCGCGTGGCATCTCTTTGGAGCACACCAGCAAAACAGATTTAGTTTGCCGTATTGAACCAATATATTTTTTAGGAATGAAAGCTCAGCTTGCATAGCAGAATCATAAAGTTCATCATAGAACCATTTTTTATACTGCTCGCAAACCTTATCACGTTCAGATTCATTCCTCATCCTAAATCGATTTCCAAACCAAGAACTTCTATCTACTTTAACATCCCAAGGATTTGTTGGTTTTTCTGTTCTTAGGTTTTTTACGGTAATATCAATCATGATGTTCCTCCAACTTTGTTTTTATTTGGTTAAGTATGAACTCGACCGTTTTACGGGCATTTGGATGAAGCTTAATATAATTTTTATGCTCTTCATACCATGTGAAAATCTCGTTCAAGTTTCCTTTAACCCAACTAAAAGCCCACCAGTCACAAATCATTTCAAGAATATAATTGTATGGCATCTCTATGAGAATTTCGCCTTCTTCTGGATCATCATTAATTAGAATCCAATATTGCCAATGATGTGGGTTTCGATGAATGTGCAAAAGCCAAGCCTTTTTGAATTCTTGAACAACAGAAAACGATCTATTTCCGCCATAAAAATAAGCATCGTAAGCGTCATATTCATCTTGTTCTGTTTTTGAGTAGTCATGATTTAAACCCAGCTGCCATTCAAAATCAAAACCGTCCTTTATTAAATGCGGAAGATTATCCCGAATCCAATCAAACCCTTTTTTAACGTTTGACTTATGATTAACCAAATATTGATCATATTGATAACTCATTTTTTCTCCTTTCAATACTCGCCAGGAAACAGAATCGTAGTTACGCTGCGATCCCATTCTGTAATAATCCATATCTTGTCTTCTTTTGCTCCCCAGTCGCTAATTGCCTCCCAATGAGCATTAGGAGGAAACGGGTAGGATGCCAGAATACGTTCGTCTCCGGACTTCGCAGCGTGGTCATTCATCTTCTTATCGTCCTCTGATAAGTCGCCCCAATGATGACTTAGATAATTGTTAAGACAGGTTTTCACAAACATGGCAAACTCCTGGTTGTTTTCTTGAAGGTCGGCTACCGCTCTAGTAGCTACTAATTGACCCAAATCTTTGAATTTCATTTCTTTTCCCCTTTCCAAATAAAAGAAAAAGAGCCTAAGTTTCCCTAGACTCTTCTATATGACTTCTGGTCACACAATTTGTACTGCTTTTCTTTCGTTGTATTCAGCCTCGTTTATTTCTTTCCAACCATCCTCGGACTCCTTGAAGAACCGATTAATCTCGATTTTCTCGCTGTTAGGCTTGATCGCATAAAACACGCCGACAGTGTCAAAGTCTCCGTTCTTCTTGTCAGTTAGAATATCCTCACAGTAAACCTTGATAGGTTCTTCGGGCATGTACGGCATAGATATCGGGAACATCTCATCAATAAGCTTCTGCACAAGGCCGCTGTGATAGGTGCTCTGGTTGTTGATGTCGATGCAGTAGAACGAGTCAATGTTCTTGTATTTTACACGCCCATTATCGTAGACATACTTAAACAAAGCGCTCATCCGTTTACATTGGAAGCAATTATAACCTTCTTCGTCGTTTCTGTCGATAATATCATTCCAAATATCGTCCGTGTCCTCGATAGGAGTCAGAGGCTTGCCGTCGATAAGTCGGTTCAGAATATGTTTTGTTAGTCTGATACTGAACCTACTATGTCCGTCACCCATAAGACTCTTATAAGCCTTCAAAGCACTCTCATAGCAGGCACAACCATAGTCAAACTCTCCGTCTTTTCTATCGGGATTCTCCCTTTCACAAGCGATCTGTATTTCTCTTTCTGCCCAAGTTTGCATACTCATAATTTTTCCTCCTTTCAAATATCCGTTATTTCTCCTCATAATTAACTGGCTTGTGGGAATACAAATTTACAGGGTAGTTGAGACATTCATGGCAAGGATCAGTCGCTTCGTCGAGGTCTACGTTTTTACAGAGTTTGCAATACTGATCGAAATACACTTCTTTATAGCTATTGACTTCCATGTACATCCCTCCTTTCACCACTTAACGTACTTAGTCTCGTTGAAGTTCTTCTTGTCTTTAAGAGCCTTGCTAATAGCCAGATCGATTCCGCTCCTAGTTTTCAAGTGGTAGTAATATAAATCTTTAAAGGACGTATTAAGTCTATCTGTTCTCCCGGCCGCTTGAGTCATAACTTTGTAGGAATAGTTCTGTGAGTAAAACACGATTGTATCAGTCTTGATGCAGTTCCATCCTTCACAACCAGCAGTATATTGGACGAGATATACCCAACTCTTACTATTCGGTATTGGTTGATGCTTGTGACCGTTCCATTCGGCGACTTCTACATCTTCGCCATAACCAAGATTTTTGAGTATATCCAACTCGTAATCAAAGTTATAAAATATGATCACTTTAGGATGCTTTTCAAAGATTTCTAAAACAGCCACTTGCCTGGATTCATCAGAATTCACGATTTTACGCCAGACATAACAAAGCCCACCGGCGTTAACGATGGGTTCGTTTTTATATGGGTCCCAGCGAGTTCTAGTAGCATCCTTATACTTTTCTACACTATAAGAAACGTACACATCTTTGTGATGAGCTATTGTCTCTCGCTTGAAGTCCATCGTTACAAGAATAGATCGTCTTAAACGAATCAACCTACCGGTATTAAGATAACGGTCGACCTTTGGAAACTTACTGAACCGGCTGTATACGATATGTTCTCTTGTGAACTCCGTTCGATTTTTGTAGAAGCCGTTCGCAATAAAGACCGGAATATAATCCTGCCAGGTGTCACCGGGAGTTGCGGACAACAGAATCCAATCGTTACTCTTCGTGATCTTAAGGAAGGACTTTACCCATGCTCCGCTTCCGATTACTCGCTGCTCATCAAATATGAAGAAAGCGTCTTTGACGTCGATATATTTTCCAATATTGTTCCAGCTATCGACAACCACCTTTTGACCATGGTAGATATTAATTTCCGGATGAATAGAAAGAAGGAAGGGCGAAAGCTCACCCTCCCATTCTAATGTATCTCTTTTTCTTGCAGTTGTGATGATATATAAGTCCTTAGGAGGATTATCCATCGGAATATGATTACCACCAGTCAAGCTGTTTGGATCTCCACCATTTTGGAGATAGTAGTAGGATAAGGCGGTTAAACTTTTCCCCGAACCGACACCGCCACAAAGAACGCAGCCATTTTTCATCTGCTGGACAGCTTTTATCTGGTAATCAAATAACTTAATGGACATCAATCAACCTCCTCAAAGCGATACCCGAGGTGTGATTTTACCTTTCCAAGTAAGCAAGCTGAAATAGCGCTCTTATGGCCGCCTATATATTCAGCACACTCCGTAATACTTTGGAATATCTCTCCGGTTTCTAATATTCGTACTTTCTTTGATGGATGTGGTCGAGGAGGGAGTCTATATGGAATAAACAAACCAGTTTTAATCGCGTGTCTTGTATTTTCCGAGTGTTTACACCACTCTAGATTACCTATAAAATTGTTTTCTTTATCTCCATCGATATGATTGATTTCAAATTCTTCATAATCACAATCAAAAAAAGCAGCAGCTACAAGCCGATGAATATATCTGGGATGATGTTTAGATTTACTAAATAACTTAATCTGTTGATATCCATTTTTTGTGGTGTAAGATTTCATTATTGTATTTGTTTTTAAACTTCGAACACGCCCATAATTACTAACTTCGTAGTCATTAAAATCTTTAACTGGTAGCCAAGTTTCCATTATATATCCTCCTTTCGTAAAAATATAAAAAGCCCGAAAAGTCGTTAAACGATTCGGGCTCTTCTTTTAACGGATCTGTTTAAAATGGTTCTTCCTCAGGACCCTCTGCTTCTGTATATTTAGCTGCAAATTCATCCTCTTCGATGGTAACATACATGGTTTTTAAATAAGCCTTAATACCGGATTTATTATTTACAGTCCACGAATAGGGCCTGATGGTCAAATCTACATTGCGGATCTCAGCAAAATCCAACGTATCAATTGACTCGTTATCGAGAGGAGTCTGAGCTTTTCGTGTAACCATAATTACTTTTGGTGGAATGTTCATGAAGCTTACCGCAACCTGGAGATAATGTTTCACTTCATCGCCCTCATCACGAGGAGCTAGAATTCTCACATTCCAACCGTCCTCAGCCAACCTCTGAGCTTGTTCCGGGTCATCGATGATGACACAGAAGTTACGGTTACCAGCTCGATTATACTTTGTCTCCTTACCTGAGAAGTTTCTGAAAATGATACGGGCATTTTCGATGATGATATTGTCTATGTTTTTATAAGACATAATTATTCCCCTTTCGTATAATTTTTTTGACATGGTGCTTTTGCTATTTGTCCATCTGCTTGTAATAAAACATGTTCACAAGGACATTTATCTCGCATATTACCTGAAACATGAATGGATATCTCTTTCAGATTCTCACCTCTACCTTTTGGAACAAATTTTAGAAGATTGATCTTGGTTCCTTCATTAACTTTAATCGGATTATCAAAACATTTAGAAGATAAACAAATATTTGCTTCAACATTTATTCCATTGTTGAGAACACGAGCATTATATTTGATCTGCTCCAATGCATTCGTGTAAACCCACACGTTTTTTGTCCTACTTTGGCAGGCTTTAAGTATAAGATAAAAGTCGGGATGCGCTAATGGTTCACCACCTGATATATTTATTCTATCGCAATGACCCACATTATTTTTTTTCAAGAAGTCTAATATTGTCTTTAATGCCAAATGTTCACCTTTGGGGGTAGCATCTGTTGAACAATAATCGCAATTATTCGGACAATATTGGGTTATCTCAATAGTATACTCCATGTTTCTTTTTTCCTTTCATATTCTGTTCTAAAATGGCATACATTCATAACCAGCATCGCATATTAATTTTTCGTCAATTTCCCGAGTTTTTTCCCAATGCTTACATCCTTGACAATCGGTCTTACCGCACAACATGTCGTCCCAAGGAGGTTTTTCAGAAATATAAGGATCATCCGAAACAAACCATTCGAAATCGCCAAACTTCGAAATAGATTCCACAGCTTCATCGACCATCTTGTCATAGTAAGACCTATCGACATCGGCCTCTTTTTCTAACTCGCTAACCATTTCGGACTCCAACCACCTGTAGCCTTTGGAGCCGGTAGCGGCAGCGTAACCTTTTTCTCCGGTTTTTTTGTTGAGTGTTTCTCTGAGCAGAATTCCTCCACCACACCCATCCTTAATTGGACAGAATTGACCAACCTTTCCTATAAAACGATAGTTATGTTCATCTTTTGGCAAGGACTCATTCATATCCAAATATAAGGCTGAGGTTACAGACTTGGTTTCACACATGTCCTCAAATATGATTTCTTCTTTACTGAAGAGTTTCTTGAACACATATGGAATCTGGAACTGAGTTCCGGTCGCAGTCCATTCGCCGGCGTGCTTACCGTCTTTATATTTCGCAATATAGACAGCATCATTGACCAGACACAGTCTGTCGTACGTAGCCTCGTGTTCAAAGGTATAGCCGTACTGCTTGCCGTAATCCGTAACAAACTGGATAATTTCCGGAGTGGCATCAGGAATCTTGATAGAGTCGGTCTTAACATGGGCAACAATAAAGCCCCGTTTCTGCACCTCGTGTTTGAGGTTAATCATAAACAGAGCTCCACGTTTTGCTACTATATTGTCTTTGTTGCGATTATCACGGAAAGGATTATCAAAGCTCGCCGATGTGAGACCGTATACGGAGTTGATTGCGATTTTTAGAGCCGTAGCCAAATCCGACGCCGCATTCTCATCAGTTAAGTATTTAGCCAATGCACCACCCAGCATTTTTCGGGCTTTGTCAAAGTCTTTATGTTTGATTGCCATACGAGCATCCAGAATATCCTTGAATCGCTGCGTGTATTCCTCTCCGAAAAGTTTCTCAGCGACAATGCTGCTCGGATGCATCGAAGCAATATCCAACAATGCGATATTGCCGTACATACCAGGCTCAGAATATACGTAACCACCTTCGCCAACTTCTTCTCCGCGATAGGTTGACTTGCCATTTTCAAATTTATAGCCGGGAAATATCGGTTTATCCCCGTCAAATACAGTGAATTCCGGGTCGCAATCAAGCTCACCCCGATAAACCCAATCATGTTTCGGCATCGCGCCCATGTCACGGTAGTTAAACTGGTCTTGAGGTTTTCTGTTGCTACCAAATATGATTTTAGTGGTCAAAGTGTTTGTGGTGTCATTGACCGTCATACCGGCGACATCAGCCAGGATTTGTCTTGCTAAAAAGTCAGACTTTCGAGCATTGAAGGTTGCCTCTGTTGCTATAACGTCGTTGTCGCAATACTCTGCGACCTTAGTCCAAAGCTCTTCAGGCACAGGCTGGTCCCATGGAAGTCCGAGCTCCTGATGATGAATACCCAGCTCGATTTCGAATTTCTTGAGAGACTGTTTTTTGCTGGAGAAATCGTAGACGTCCGTATAAGAGACGTTATAGGCTTCTCCAAAGAAGCAATTCGGACTGCCATCAATAATCTTCTGAGACAGGTTGTAGAGCTGATCGTTTGTGTAACCCATTAATCTGGCATACAAAATATGGTTATCATACCGGCGACAATTAAAGCCGACCAACCTGAACCTCATAAGATCTTCAATTTCGGTCGGAGTAGGATTGATCATCCGTACAACGGGTTTCCCTTCGCCTTCAATTTTCCAGTTGACAAGGAAAAGATTAGGGAATACCTCAACATCATAGAATACGAGCTTTGCATCTTCGTTTCTACTTGCGGTGGATTGTTCTGCCGACTTAAATTGCATCTTGTTTACAAGCTTGATACAATAGTCAGCCTGATGGGTGCTGCTTGCGGCAAACGCCAATACTGCGTTACGCATATCTGTTACGTCATAATTTAAATCGCTGGTATGTGCATCTTCCAATATTTTATAAATGAAATCGATACTGGGTTTAGTACCTGGATGTATCTCTTTGTTAAGATTTCGTTTGAGCAGCGTTCTAAGCCCTCTCTCGCTTTTTATGGCTTCAAAATTTACCATTTTATTTTCTCCTTTCAGGGGCAAACCAGAACTAATAGTCGAGATGGGTAAGTCGTTGCATTTCGACAATTTTCGTCTCAATGAACTTTTACCAGTGAACACCTTGATTTCTATGTAGTCATCATAAACTCGGCTCAGTTTCGAGACATCTCCAGTGTAAATATAATGTAGGTGTATCCCAGCACCACTCTTACTAAGCTCCGCATATGTAGGAGGCCATTTACTTGCTTCCTCGATGTTCTTTTCAAAGGATTTGTTACCTTCTTCGTCTGGAATATCGAAATCAACGACAATATGATTTTCCGGCACTCTAACGTAGTGAACCTTAGACGTATTCAGTTCTGATAGTTTTGATGTCACATCATCCCATTTATCAAATGGGGTTTCCTTCGATGTGGCGTACTGGGCAAAACAATTGGCACATTCCTTATCAAATATTGATTTCGTACTGGTGAATTCAATCAGAGGTGCCTTTACTTGTTCCTCCTTTTCATCGAGGTTACCTTCTTCAAATTTTTCCGTCCGAAATCCGCTGTAGTAACTACGAACCCTTGATCCATCATCAAGGTTAAATCTATCCTTGTAATCCCGGAAATAATTCCTAAGCTCCTCCTTAAAGATTCTTTGTGAATATGGAAATGCTACTTTTGCCTCATCGCAGTAAGTTTTATACATCTCCCAAGCGGCTTTTAATGTTGTTCCATCTTCCTTCTTGAACACGTGATATGAGTCAATTACGAAGTTGTAGAAATCGTTAGACGCACCAAGCATCGCCACTGGAATATAATCATCGTACTTACTGGGATTATTCAAATATACCTCTTGGCAGTGATAAGCAATTGCTCCCAGCTCAAATCCTACCTGCTTCACGATTGTTTTATATTCCTTTGAGCTTAGTTTATCGCCGGAAGGAGATACGTCAATTAGTCTTCGGATAAGACCGGATTTCGCATCTGTAATCTTTACCGGTTTATTTGTGCCCATGAACAAAAAACATTTAAATCGATTAGAATAGGTCGACTTGAATTTCTCGTTTACTGTCATAAGCTCGTGGGAAACAAGACTATTCAACCTCGTATTGTCCTCAATTTTGGAGAGATCACCATCGTGTTGAATTGCTACAAGCGGATTGGCTTTAAACGCTTCCAGAGCAAAAGAGTTACTAGATGAACCAAGAGCCCTCGCGTCAAATACCGAATAATACCCTTCAAATAACTGCTGGATGATGTTGAGTATTGTAGATTTACCGGTTCCCGCTGCGCCATACAGAACCATAAATTTCTGCAATTTCTTAGAATCTCCGGATACAATTGACCCGATTGCCCACTCAATCTTATGTCGTTCTTCCTCTACGTATAGAATGGACATCAGCTTGTCATAGGCAGACAAATCGCCAGCTTCAAGCGGATAACTCAACTTTTTACTGGCGTAATCTTTTTTATCGGTTTTGTAGTTGGAAAATATAAGTCTCTCATCCAACATATGAAAGTGGTCTCTCATCTGCTTCTGACAGTATTTATGCCAAGAGTCAATCATTCCAGACTCAGCGTCCCACATATGTAGAACCTTAATATTAGAGTCAAACTTTTGGCGGTTTTCTTCCGCATATCGATTTAGTTCTCGATCTATCAGCTGCAAAACATCATGCTCATCCGTAGACCATAAACCGCGTTCCTCAATCCAGATAGCGTAAAAATCACCGCCTCGAATCATCAGGTCGGAGCTTTTTTTAATGATAAACTTTGGATAGATTTCTATTACGCCACGCTTTGTGCTGCGTGTTGAAATCATTAGAAAGTCAATCATCGCATTTTATTCTCCTTTCATGCGTTTAAGCTCCTTAATCTCTTTACTGAGTTCTTCTATTTTTTTATCTTGTCCGTAGTTGTGGGTTTCCACCATGAGTGCATAAGTAGTCATCATCAAAGCGAAAGCGGTTAGCGTTCGGTTGAATCTTGCCTGATGTCGGAATGTCTTTCTAATGTTTTTAACAATATCTGATGGGATTTGTAGACTACCAAAAATATAGTTAACTCTTTCAACCATTAGCTTTTTCCTCCTTTCGTTGCATGTTTAATAAAACTGTCGATTGTTTCAAATTTCCAATCTTTATGACCGTTAAAAGTAAATATAAATTCTTGGCCATTGGTCTGTCTTACACGAAGACTGTTTTTACCATTCGGGAACCAAGTATCGATCTTATCTCCAGCATAGATTGGAAAATATAAATTAAACCATTCAAAAACTTTATTATGAGTCATTTATTCCTCCTAATATAATAGGACGTCATCCAAGTGCCAGCACATCTGGTACCAAATCTCAACGGTTCGCAAATCGTATTTACAGTGCTTGACCGTAAATAGACCACCCTCACCATTTCGTTTGTATTTTCGATTCATAAATCTTGAAATAACGCTATCTACATAGTCCTTATTGTATTTAACGTCGTTCATAGAACCTAAACCGAGATTAACAATCATGTTCCAAAACCATTGACCTGTTCGATTACCCACATCGGGATCGTCCATAATGTGTTCTTCACAACGAATAGCAAGGGCCGTCAACATTTCCAATACGCTGCAAAACTGGTCATTCAAGTATGTTGTAATCACAGGATTTTCGTACTGACGCTCATATCCAAATCGATATCGAAGGTCTATCCCATCTTCAGCTCTGTTAGCATCCATTCCAATAGTGAAGGTGAACTCTACACTATGCAGATGACCCAAAAGCTTCCGATAGGATAGCCTTTTAGAATATTTTTCATTGCATACGAGCTGGTACATCCATTCAAAGTATTCGTTGTTCAGCTCGTTTCTTGTCATTTAATCATTCACCTCATGCGGCTTTCTTTTACGAATACTCGTAAACTTTCTCTGGTCCAGCAGGATTTCGTAGTCACATCTCAGTCGATCATTTCTAACAAATACTGAATCATCTTCATACTCTCCAAAACTGTTCAAAGAATCGAATCCGACAATGTCCTCAATATCGTCTACCAATTCATCGTTATCATCAGCCAGAATATGATCGGCGTAGTAAGTAAGACTAATTTTTTCGTAATCATCAAACTCGCCAAATTCTTCTGGGGCGATAACATAAGGTTTATCTACTGCCATAGATTCCTTTTCCACCTCTTCTTTATTTTCTGTGTCAATATCTGAATAGTTTGTATAGCCCTGTTCACGCAACCGAGCGGCGTATTCAACAACGCTAGGTTTTTCTTTTGCGTTGTCGGCTTTTGTTCTGACATCTACATCCTCGGTTTCTTCGACAAAATCCATTTCTCTTTTAGAAAACACCTCTTTCACCGAATCGATTTCTTCTTGAGCAATTTGCTCATATTTTTTCTTTATGTATTGCCAGGTTACCGCCGAACCGACAGCGGCGCCCAAAACAAACATCATGAAACTTGCAAATTTGCTATTCATCGTCGTCTTCTCCATTCTTTATAGTCATTACCGTAATGGCCAATCCTCCGAAAAGCATAGAGACGCTTAACAGGATACCTCCGGTAATATGTCTTTTTCGTGTCGTATTCAGAAGATAGTCGAGTGTAGATATAATGTTTTCAAAAACCTCTATATTCATTAACCTCTTCCTCTGGATAAAACAGCAATACCCCCAACAAAGCAGATACTAGCTAAGGCGGCGAGAGTATAAGATATAAATGATAATGTGCTATTCATGGTTTTATCTCCTTTCAATCATAACTTGAAAAATAGTGATTTCCGACCTTAAACAGTGGAACTCCATATTTACTATAATGACCCGAAGTAAAAAATATAACGTCGTAATTAGTTCGAGACTCGATTTCTTCTCTAACTAGCTGGCAAATATCCTCTCTAACTTCACATCGGTCTATCCTGCCGTTCCACATTGATGAAAAATGTTTTGGTTGATAGATAACGTCATATATTGTATTTGGAAAGTGTTTGGAATTCACGCGATTTAGGATAGTATCAATTACCAGTCGTTTCCCTTCCTCGCATTCTCCCTCCGCTTCTGCCATTGTCACTAGGGCTATTAATTCGATGTCTTCGTTAGATATTAATTCAACGTCCTTATTAGAGACCAAAGCTACAATTTTTTCAGTTTCTGCATCATCGCCTGTAAAATGACTACAAACTATAAATATAAAAGCTGTGATTAGAGGGAGGATAATTATTTTGCTTGCTTTACGCATGTCTGTCCTCCTAAAATAGAAAAAGACTACCCTCGGATTAATTCAAAGATCAAAGGGTAGTCAGCGTATTTTGATATGGGTTTTCACTCACATCAGATCCCAAATGTTACCGTCTACGTTGAAATCCAGAAGAATTGTCCGCTCGTAACCATTTACGAAATTACGAACCGTTTCTCTGTGAATGTCATAAATGCCGAAATCAACGTAGTTGTCGCCAATCGGATTTTCAGCATCGTAAACCCAACCAACAACTTGTCCGGCTTTGGTTCGAGGAATACCAAGCATGTCGTAGACCTCGTTCAAGAAGAGGTGCCCATTTGCTCTTAGTTTATCGTTTGCATACTGTTGCTGAGCACGAAGGAACATCAGATTATACTCTGAATCCTTTTCCCAGCCGGTGCAGCCATCATCAAAGAACCGAGCGTAATCGCTATAAGTGTTAGGGTTTTCGGCTACTTGGATGGTCTCTTTAACCTTTTTTTCCTTGCCATCTTCGCCAATGACGATTTTTTCAATCTTTTTAGCCTTGATATTATGCCTCAGCTCACGGTCTACTTCTTCGCCAAAACGCTCAACCACTCGGTTTCGATACTCTTTGAAACCTTTGTCCACCGTAGCGTAAGCTGCTGCCAGAGCCACGTTCCGTTTACGCAGGATATTGTTCGATGCCAGGATGCTCCCAAGAGACAGGACACCGAGAGCTACTGCCGGGGCATAAAGCTTCGCCAACTTAATACCGGTCTGAACATAAACAATCGCTAGATCCTTCTTAGCATCTTCAGAGGTATACTCATTTGCCATAGACTCGTTATTTGCGCAATCGTGGATAGAATTGATGTCTTCTTTGGTCTTTTCCAGAATTTCGCTTACCTTGGTAGTAGCCTTGCAAGCCATAACGGCACTCGCAACGACACCAACCACCCCAGCTACCACAAGAATTTCGGGGCTGTGTTTCTTGAGCTGAAAGCCCATCTTGTTAAACGAACTGCTTACAGTCGTCATAAGTTCTGTTTTTTTCATAATTAGATATTCTCCTTTCCTTATTCAATATCAGTTTCTCTCTGGCCGCACACATTGTTTGGTCTTATCCAAAGTTTCTGCTCTCGTCATTTTACCTCTCCTCGTTAAAATATTCGTAATTGAATCCTCCTAATTTAGTGGTAGCACTTTTGGTAATTTAAGCATATATCCATCTCGTACTCTAATTACTGATGCGCTCCGAATGTCGGTCCAACCGTATTTATTATCTGTATAATTGCCGGTTATGCCAACCAAATCATACAAATCTGCTACACTGACCAGACCATAAGTAGAGATTAATTCGTCCATTCTTGATAAAACATCCTCAGCCTCTCCGCGATTATCCAAGATAATATCATCATAGTTATAACCGGTCTTCATCGAGGAACTATAATCCCTGCGATCATTTCCTCTTTCGTAATAGCTCCTGTAAGATACTTTAGAAGCTGTGGAACCCTTCTTATCGTTACTTCTTCCTCCATAGAGAATCATATCGATACCGTTCGTCACAATATCCGAAATGGCTTTTTTGATTGCGGGGACCAACACATCCAACAAAATATAAGATTTTACGTTGCTGACATCTTCCGAAATAAATACATCAGCAAACTTCTGCATCTCGTTTTTCTTTTTGGACTTTACTGTTCCAGAGATCACCTTTTCCACTTTCTTTTCCGGCACAGATTCCCGCTGTTCTTCTTTGGATTTATGGGAATTTGGCTTGTATCCCTCCATTAGGTATGTTCTCCTTTCACTGAACTAAAACAAGATTTCCCGGCAAAGTGATTTTTGTACTCGGGATTTTGTTGTTCTTTTTCTTGTATTGATAAGCGAGATTACTCTTCGCTTTTTTCTCAGATACAGCATATGTAGAAGCCTTCCAACAATTAGCGACACAAGTTTCAAATTCCATAACTGGCCCATCGTATGAATATTGATTCATAGTTTTTTCTCCTTTCACAAAAGAAAAAGGGAAAGCACCTTGTTAAAGGCACTCTCCCTCATAAGAACTCCGTTTTCTATTTACTTGGTTCATCAAGTCACTCTTCGATCTCAGCATTTTCGATTTCATCAAATCCCTTGTCAATCTTCTGCTGTTCCTTCTTGGCTTTGATTTTAGCCACTATCGGTTTGATTACATACTTGTAAGCTGCTACGCCTCCAAGAACTGCCAACCCGATACCGACTGCCACCTTAAAGCCCTTCCTAGAACCCGCCGTTGCGATTTCCTCAGTAACTTCGATAACCTCGTCATTTACCCTGATTTCGTTAGTATTCATTTTGTTTTCTCCTTTCAAATATAGAAAAGTCTATATGTTCTTCCATTAAAGACCGTGTTTTTTTCGCGCACCTAATATTATCTGTTATACTCATATCTAGGAGCGACTTGATAATCAATAACAAGACACGGGGTTCCATCGTCCGCTAACTGCGAACTGAAATTTAAATCAATATACCCATGATCAATGCTCCATCCAAGATCATCACCGATACTGGTAGGATTAAGCCCGATTTCATAATAGAACTCATTAAGAGAAATATACGTATCATTTCTCATTTGCCGATTGAGTTCGTTTTCGGCTTTTTTCAACTTTTCGATATCCGATTTAAAATATCGACCTGAAATCACATCGTAACAGAGCGTATTACCCCTTTCAGTGATGATGACTTCTCGATTACTAACCGGATCTCGATCAATCCTATCTTTTGCGATGGCATCCCTTACGGATTGTTCTTTTTTCTCACCAATGGCTTCAATCACTTTTCCTTGGTATTCTTTCAGAGCAGACTCGGATAAAGTATAAGCCGTAGCCAACGCTGCATTACGACGTACATTTACGGAACTTGCTCCAATCAGACAAAATATAGACAAGCATCCTGTTACAGCCGCAGGAATATAACAAGTCCATACGGTTTTAATAGTCTCGACTAGTGTAAGCTCGTCCATGTCATTTTCGGCCTTTTTATCCTCGATAAGGATAAGGGCCTTCGGGGTTGCTCTGACTGCCATTACGGTAGTTGTAACCATTCCAGCGATACCGATGCCTGTTAGTATCTCTGGACTGTGTTTACTTATTGCAGTCCGTATCCCCTTGGCAATTTTAGATAAGTTTGGTCTATTCATTTCTCGCTCCTTTCAAATATTAACTGTGGGGCACAAGGCCCCTAGATTTATTCAACCAACCAGAATACCGGACGAACCCCAAGAGAGTGCGAAGCGGAGTAGTAGGACGTACAGCCAAGGTTGCTCACAAAAGCGAAAGAAGACGAAGAAACTTCTTTTTTCGTTGCATTTTGAAGCCAGTACCACTCGTAGCTATTATCGAAATCCGCAATGCGATTTCTTCTTTTAACCATAAGAGGAAGCTGCTCGTCACTATCTGGTTCCATTACATCGTTATACCAGTCATCATGGCCGAACATCTGCCCGTATGTAGGAATTGTAAGGCCGTCAATTCTGTTTATTAAATCTTCCGGAAAGGCCACCAATAGAACATCGTTGATCCATTTACGAAGTTCTGATTTCTCGTAACCACCTTTATTAGTACGTTCCGCATTCATGGGTCGCCGTGTAACACAATCGTCAAACAGGAATAGCGTTCCTTTGTCAGTGATTTTCTGTGCAGTCGCAGTGAATTCACCAAACCCCGTCAACTCAATAATAATTTGGTCACCCACCTGAATATTACTTGTTTCTAACTCCTGTTTTCTTAATACTTTCATAATTTTTCTCCTTTCAATCGATTAGATTTTACAAAAATAAATCTAGAATTCCTCTGGCCGTTTCCCTAGCAACAGAGAACATAAATTGAGAACTCCGGTTATCGTTTATTTCTGAGAAATAATCCATCTCACTTATAAATTCCTCGATAGTCTCTGTAGGCGTTTTCTGTTCTCGACCGGTAATTGTAAGATGAGGAGGTAATAGCAACGACTCTTCAATAATACGACCTTGAAGTTCATAGGCAGCCCATCTAGAATAACTTCGTCTTAGAAAATAATCCTTTGGCCAATTAGACCTAGGTTCAAAAAGGAATTCATCTATGTAATATTGAAGTACCGATACAGCGGCTTCGTTCGTATACATTATTCATACCATCCTCCCTAAGAAAGAAAAAGAGTCCTTGTTAGGACTCAATTTCTGTTTATTTTGGTAAGCGCCTCATTTATTTTTTCTTGAATCTTTTCATCCATCTTCTTGTCGTTAACCCAATCGGTTATGAGTGTCGCACCCATTCCGATCACAGTTGCCGCCATACCAATGACTTTAATCAATTTTCCGTTAATCATAAAGCAATTACCTCCTTTCATAATAGTGGTTGTAAATTTTGCGTAGATATCATTAATAGTTAGGGTCCCAAAGAGCCGATATAACGCAGCACTCCATACCATCATCCATTACAGCGCGACTGTTCTCAAAATCGAGCCACATGATTCCTCCTTCCATTAATTCTTCTAAAGACCATCCGACTTCATCTCCATATTCAATTTTTTCAAGACCTAAAAACTCGTAGAATTCATTTATAGTAGAATCACCACGTAGACAAAGGTTTCGATTAACATGGTACTGGGCATTTAAAACGGCAGCCATAGTAGCAGTGAAATATCGCTGAGAGAACAAATCGTAACACAGAATCTTTTCGCTTTCCGGATCTAAATCTGAAGAATACACTGAATATCCATCTGCCGAAACATACGTATCCTTTGCCATCTGTGCTTTAATTTTTGAATCTGCCTCCTCACCGTAAACATTATTCGCAGCTTTTCTATATCGCTGATAGGATTCGCTCAACAGGCCATAGGCGCTCACCAAAGACGCTTGATTGTGTTTGTTGAGTACGTTCGCTCCAAAAATACAGGAAATTGTTGATAGACCGATAAGCGCAGCAGGAATATAACATTGCCAACAGGATTGAACTGCTTCGAGTTTTGTGTAGGCATACGGGTCTCCGTTATGGTTTTGCCTACTATCAGCTCTAATAATATCTACTGCTTTTGGTGTGACTTTGACTGCCATTACAGAAGTCGCTACAACACCGATTGCGCCTATACAAGTTAAAATGGTAGGGGAGGCCCGCTTTAAACATAACTTGGATCTGTGAAATAGACTGTTTAGTTTTCCTTTCATGTGTTTTTTCTCCTTTCAATTTAGAAAAATAATAGAGCCTTCGTAAGGCTCTATAAGTTAGAGAATCAGTACGGGATTTGAACCCGCGCATACACTACATAAGCGTGTTGCTCTACCATTGAGCTAACTGTTTCTCCATAATATAACTTGCGATTTTCGCGTAAAAAAAAGA